CGTTCCTTCTTCTGTTATTCTTTTCTTTTCATCAAATCCTGCATTTGCATCTGATATTATTTTTTGTTTTTCTTCTTCGGTTAAACTTGTTAAGGTTGCTAGTTGTTCTGTTAGCAATTGTGTTGTTTCATTTTTTTGTTCTTCTATCTTTGAAACAATTTGCTCTTTCATTTGGCTTATTGTAGATGTTAAGTTGTTTTTCATTTCTTCTGTTATTGTAGCTCCACTCCAAGCCATTTGATTTAGAGAAACTGTTGCTTGTTCTTCTAAATCCATAAATGATCCAACCGCTTCTTGGGTTGCTTCACTTACTGTGTCATCGAATCTTTCTATCTCTGGTATTGAGTCCGAGAACACAGATGTGATTGCTCCAATGACATCTGCTACCAATCCTACTGCAGACAATAAAAAGTCAATAACTGGTGCTAGTATTTCATATAGTTTTGCCCATATTTCCACAAGCAAAGCGATTGCATTTACCAGTATTGTTCCTAGCAATTCTACTAATGGTTCTATTGCCTTCCAAATATTTTGGATTACCTCCATTGCTTTTTGGAAGATTGGTTGTAGTATCTGCCATACTTTTTGTATTGCTTCTTGGATTCTCTGCCAAGCTTTTTGTACTGTTTCTTTGAAATCATCATTTGTTTTATATAGATGCACAAATGCTGCAACTAATGCAGTTATAACTCCTATTGCTATTCCTACTGGTCCTGTTAGAGCAGACATTGCTGTTGAAAATACTTTTGCTATTCCCCCTGCGTTACCTATTGCTGTTGCTACTTTTCCAAATCCAGAGACCATACTACCTACTGAACTTACTACTTTACCTGCTATGCTTAACATAGGTCCTAGTGCTGCCACTAATGCTACCATTTTCAAAGTGCTTTTTTGTGTTTCTTCATCTAGATTTTTAAACGCAGTCGCCCATTCTTTTATTCTATCTACGATTGGCTGCACCATTTCTACCAAATCAATTATAATTGGTAATAGTGCTTGTCCGAGTTCTATTCCTATATCTTGTATACTATTTTTTAGCATTGCTAGTTGGCTTTCTACTGTACCATATCTCTGGTTTGCTTCATTAGTCAATGCCGTGTTCTCATTCCAACTTTCATTTGCTAGATTTATTGCATCTGTCATTACTCCATTAGCATTTGCAAGAGAAAGTATTGTGTTGCTTAATCTTACCTCTGTTAAGCCCATTTCATCTAATACTGCTATTGCTGATTTTCCATTTCTTTCTGTATCATTTAGACCACTTATGAATGTGCTTAAGGCTCCTACTGCATCTGTTTCAAATGCTTGTTTAAATTGTGCAGATGACATTCCTGCAACACTTGCAAATTGATTAAGTTTTTGCCCACCAAGTTCTGTTGCCATTTGTATTTGCTTTAGTAGTTTTGCCATTGCAGAACCACCGAGCCTCTGCTTCTATTCCTACAGAACTCATTGCTGTTGCTAGTGCCATTATTTGTGCCTGGCTTAATCCTACAAGTTCTCCAGATGCGGCTAATCTTGTAGCCATACTCACTATGTCTGCTTCTGTTGTAGCAAAATTATTACCTAGTGCTACTATTACAGAACCTAGATTACTGTATTCTGATGCAGACATTTTTGTTATGTTTGCAAATTTTGCTAAAGAAGAAGCGGCTTCACTTGCAGATAGGTTTGTAGATTCCCCCAAGTCTATCATTACTCTGGTAAAGCTCAATATGTCTTGAGTCTTTATTCCTAATTGTCCAGCCGTTTCTGCAACACTTGATATTTCAGTTGTAGATGCTGGCAACTCTTTTGACATATTTCTTATTCCAAGTTCTAACTCTGCGAACTGTTCTTCTGTTGCATCTACAGTTTTTCTTACTCCTGCAAATGCAGACTCGAATTCAACTGCTGCTTTTGTAGACAAAGTTCCTAGTGCTACTATTGGTGCTGTTACATACTTTGTTAATGTACTACCAGCTGTTTGCATTCCTTGTCCTACTGCTTTTATTTTATCTCCTGTAGTAGTTAATGTAGTTCCTAGTTGTTTCCATTCTGCAGTATGACCTTTTATGTCTTGATTTAATTGCTCTAGTTCTTTCTCCATATTGTTTAGAGTAGCTGTTGCATTGTTTAGTTGTACTTGTAATTTTTGAGTTTGTGTAGCATCTTTACCTTTTTCTTCTACTGATTTTTTGTATTGTTCATTTAATAATTCTACTTTTGCTTTCTGGTTAAGGATGGCTTGACTTAAGTTTGTTGCTTTTACTTTCAAACTTTCAGTTGTATTCCCGAAATTTTGCATACTAGACTTTGAAAGTGTTAGTTCTGATTTCAATGTTTTTAAGTTATTATTTACTTTTGTTATGCCTTCCTTAAAGCCAGACGAGTCAAAAGCAATTTCTATGCCTAGTTTTGCTAAAGTTTCTTCTACTGCCATTTTGAAAACCACCTCTATCCAAAAATTTCATCAATGTATGCCATTGATGATTCATTGTGGTTTTCTGTTTTTGCTTTGCTCTGTGAATTATATTCATAGTAAATCTCGGATAATAAACACAATTTTTTTGGTGTCATTTTCCAAAACTCTTTTTCTGGTATATGCAATATTTGTGTTCCTAAATAGTAGAGCCATCCCCAGTCCCATGTATTTCCTTTGGATTCTGTTGATGACTCATTAATTAGTTTTTTGTTTCTTCATCCGCTTCTGGTAATGAATTCATTGCTGATGCGTTGATTTTATTTGTAATTTCGACAATGTTATTCATATTAATCATTTTTCCTACTTCCATTAATGTTAGCTTTGGATTTTGAGTTTTTAACATAGCATATAATACATCTCTTATTGCTTTGAACGACCCTTTTTCTAATCCTTCTAATGCTTTTGTTGGATCACCATACATATCCTCTAATTCTGCAAAAGCATTTAAATCCAAGCTTATTTCATATTCTTTTCCACCTAATACTACTGTATTGTTAGAGACTACTCCCTTTAATTCTTTACCTGTTACTTTTATATTTGACATTTTAAAATCCTCCTAAAATTTTATTTGTGAAGGAGCAGGAGGATTTTCTTGTTAGCCTTCTGCTTTAGGTATTTCTGGAACTGATGTAAACCAAGCATTTATTCTTTCTGGTTTTGAACCTTCTGCATCTTCATCTTCCATGATTCTCCAGTTACCATCACTTCTGCTATAGAAGCTACCTTTTAAGCTATTTGTTTTTGGTGTAGGTTTTTCTCCTATAGTTTCATATTCATCCTCTGTATGCTCAAATTTTCCTTTTAATAACCATACATAACGATATTTACCATTTGATTTTTTGCTTCTAAAACCTAGAGCAAGTTCTGGTGCTACATCATCCTTGCTTTCTACTAACATTCCATCTACTATTTTAGAACCTTGTAATAATGCTCTTGATGCAATTGTTAGTTGGTTTAATTCTATCTCTACATCGCAAGAATCAAAATTGTTTAATATTTCCTCTACTGAGTCATCAGAGTATAATTTTTCTGATGATGTCTTTGGAGATATTTTTGCTTTTATTGACCTTTCTAATTTTACAGGTTCTGCATATGTTGTACCTGTACTTTCATCTTTAGTTATTTGTGCTACTGTTAATTTTTCTAAACCTATTTGTCTTGGCATTTTAAAATCCTCCTACATAATTATTTTTGTGAAGGAGCAAGAGGAATTTTTGCTTTTAATCTTTATACTCTGCATAATAGCAGTCTATAGCTTTATGAAAGACTTTGTTTTCTCTTTCATATAAGTCTTGGCATGTTATTGAATAGAATTCATTTTTCTTTAAGGCTGTTACTACTTTATTTTTTATTTCAGTTGGATCTTCATCTGAAAAAATATCCACCTGAAAATGATGTCCAATTATTTCTTCCATATCTTCTGATTGTGCATCTTCTTTTTCTAGTATTTCAAAATATGTTATATATTTTTTATTTTTTCCTGTGTATGTATCGAATTCCACATCGTATCCTATTTCAGATAATACTTTGTATATTTTTTCGTGTGCATCCATTATTTCAATTCCTTCCCAACTAAATTTTTAAATATTTCTAGTGATTCTTGTACCTTGGCTTTATAAGCAGGTCGCATAAATGGTTTTTTACCATAATGCGTACTAGACCACGGCCCAGAAGAAGCACCCCACTCTATAAATTTCGCATAATAATATGGTGAATTATCTCCTTTAGTAAATCCCACTATTACTCTTTTTGCAGTTCCTTCCTGTTCCACATTGCTGATTTCAATATGGTCAGCCATATGTCCTTTAGACCCTGTTGCTTTTTTGCTTTTCCTTGCTTTTCTTCTTGCTTCATCTCTAACTGGCTCTGCTGCTTTTATAAGTGCATTATCTACTACCTTGTTTAACTTATTTGGCATTTCCTCTAGTTTTTTATACAAATCTTCAAAACCATACATTCTAATATCATATTGACTCATTATTCTATCGCCTCACATCTTATTTTTAATTCGATGTTTTCTTCATTAACATTTTCTATTCCCAGAATGTTATATGGATGTTTATAGAATATTCTATATTCTTCGGTATTGCTTAATTGGTTTTCTAATAATTTATCATATCGTATGGTTATTTCTTTTGATTTTTTAGGTTTAATAGAATTAGCAACATCTTGTTCATTTTCTATATTGGTATTAATATTGGCCCATACTTTTTTTAAGTCCTTCCATTCTTTTTTTGATATGCCTCGAGTATTCTTTGTTTCGGTATAACTTTGTATGGTTATTCTTTTATTATACTGACTCGTTTTCATTACTATCATCACTACCTTCATTTCCATATCTAATTTGTAGTAGTAAATTATCCAACGAATATTTTAGTCCTTTTGTGCTTCCTGTTGCTGCTCTGTTTTCATACCAATGATTCACAAGTATTCTTTGGCATAATTCTGCTTTTGGATTATCTTTGTTATATTCTCCACAAGCAGTTTTTATATATCCATCTGCGGCTTCTATTAAACTTTTTACAAGTTCATCTTCTTCTTCGTTATCTATACGGCAATATAATTTTGCTTGTTCGAGTGTTAACATCTTTCTCCCTCTTTTCTTTATAATTCAAGGCTTGTAGTTATATTACTTTTTTCTTAAAACGGCACACAAGCCAACCTCGTGCGACACGCTTTTAAAAAAAGAGGGATATTTCTATCCCTCTGCTCCATTTGTTTCATTTTCAGTTGGTTCTACATTTACTGCTGCAGTTCCATCTGTTATTGCCAATTCTCCATAGCAGTATGCTTCATTATCTGTTTTGATTACATCGTATCTTTCTAATATTCTGATTAATGTTGCATTTTTTGTGAACCCTGCTTCTTTTGATTTAGCAATTTCATATCTTTCTCTGTTTACAAATGTTATTGCTTCTTCTAAATTTCCATAGAAGATTGGTGCTTTTCCATCTTTACTTGGTATATCATTGTTTGAGTATACATCTATTGTTAAACCTTTGAATTGTTTTTGTGTTGGATTTTTTGGGTCTGGTTGTAGTATTGGTCTGCCGTTTTCATCTGTTGCATTATCTAATTCATCAAACCCATCTTGGTTTGTTACTATTACGCTTCCTGGGATTAATGCTGGGTCTATATCTTTATTTAATGACCTTTTTAATGCTTTCCAGTCTGCCAATGCTTTTGCTTCTTTATCTGCTAACATTACAGCAAGAATATCTGCATTTTCAGTTTTTACGGCTTTTTTAGCAAACCATCTTCCAACATAAGCCATTAATCCTGATTGCTCATCTGCAAGTAATGTGTTTGATACTGGTAATATTGCACCTTTGTTTTTGATGCTATATCCTTTTG